ATGCTGGAAACGGAAATCCAACAACGGCAACAGCAGGCGTAGCAAATCGTGGTGGTGGTGGCGGCGGTGCTGGCGCAGGTGGCGCAACCGATGGTGGCAATGGCGGTTCGGGTCGTGTTGTCGTGCGTTGGCTCACCGCATCAGCAACAGGCGCAGGTTTGACCATTACATCAACAGGGACAACGACGACAGGAACTGACGGTTCTTACACTTGGATTGCTTGGGATTCGTCTGGAACTTTGGTGGTGGCGTAATGGCACACTTTGCAGAAATCAAGAACGGCATCGTGCAACAGGTCATCGTTATCGGTAACGGTGATGCGCCTACGGAAGCCGCAGGCAAAGCATTCATCGCCAGCATCGGCTTGGCTGGCGAATGGGTACAAACTTCATACAACAACAACCCTATTGAAGGGCAAGACCGTGGCAAGTATGCGGGTATTGGTGATGTGTGGAATGGTTCGCAGTTTGTTTCGCCTGTTAGTGAGGTAGTGGAATGACTCGTTCATATTTAGGTTATGTGTCATCGCAGACCACGGACACGATTTTCGCTGGTACTTACGGCACAGCGACAGGTGGTATCGGTGCGGCGCAAAGCACTGGGACGCTCGGCGACGGGTTCACTTACAACTATCTAACCTTCACTTCAACAGGCACTTTGACGGTGACGAAGGCTGGACTGTTTGATGTGCTTGTATTTGGTGGCGGTGGCTCTGGTGGTCGGCAACGAATAGAAGGTTCCGCTGGTGGTGGTGGTGGTGGGAACTACACGCAAACAACGATTTATCTAAGCGCAAATGTGACGGTGACTATCGGTGCTGGCGGTGCGAATAACGAATGTGCCGCACCACCTTCGTACATCGGGCGTTATGCGCTAGGTCTTGGTGGCGGTCTGGGTGGAAACTACGACTGGTCAGCGTCAGGAAACTCTCCCTACACGGCGTACATCGGTAACGGTGGCGGAATGGAAAGTTTTGGACAAGGTGGCTCTGCTGTTTCTTACGGTCTTGGCTACAACGGCGGTTCTCGTAGTGATGTGGACGGCAGCGGTCGTCGTAGTTCTGGTGGTGGTGGTGGTGCTGGTGGTGCTGGCAATAACGGAACTATCAACCCGAATGTTGGTGGGAACGGTGGCGCAGGCTTTAATGTCTCAGCGTTTATTGGCGGCTCTGCTCTCTACAAGGGTGGCGGTGGTGGCGGTGGTGGCTACAACAGTGGCGGCTCTGGTGTCGGCGGTGGTGATGGCGGTAATAACGGTTCTGGGGGTGGTGCGGCTAGCGCCAATACTGCTGGTGGCGGCGGTGGCGCTGGATATTTTGGCGCAACTTCATACACCGCTGGCGGAACAGGCGGCTCTGGCATCGTCTATGTAAGGTTCAGGGTGTAGTTATGGCTCATTTTGCAAAGATAGAGAACGGTGTAGTTGCGAACCGTATCGTCGTATCTAACGATGACTGCGGTGGCGGAACCTACCCTGAGAGTGAACCTATCGGTCAAGCGTTCCTAGCGTCACTCGGACTTACGGGCGAATGGCGACAGACTTCCTACAACGGCAACTTTCGTGGCAAATACGCTGCTATGGGTGATGTGTTTGACTCGGTGAACGATGTATTCGTAGCACCAACCCCAACAGAAAGTGAACCAGAATGAAACTGACCTGCAAGCACAAAGCCGCTCTAGCGTCGTATGCCCGTAGCGTTGTGGCTGCGGTGGTTGCTGTCGCTGCTACTGGTAATTATGCGCCCGAGGATTTGGCGAAGGCTGCTGTGGCTGCGTTGATTCCTCCTGTGTTGCGTTGGGCTAATAGTGGTGACCCAGCATTCGGCAGGGGTTCAGAAAAAAAGTAACCAATGGAGTTGGGAGACCTTCTCAACGAGAAGGAGTGGCGCAAGTGTCGTGGCGCAGATGATGCGTCCACGGACACGTTATTGGAGGCGTTTGAGTACTTTTGTTCCGAGTACTGGTTTATTCGCCACCCGGAACGGGGGCGAATCAAGTTTGTGCTGCGCGAAGCCCAAATGGAAACTGCCAGAAATTGGATGGAGCATCGTTATACGATTGTCTTGAAAGCCCGACAGATTGGTTTTTCTACGTTGGCTGCTGCTTTCGTGTTTTGGGAAACATTTTTTTGGTCTGACCGATTTATTGTTATGTTGTCTCGCACGGAACGTGAGGCATCCAAGTTGTTGCAAAAAACGAAATATGGCTACAAAATGCTTCCTCCGTGGATGAAGATTCGCGGTCCGCAGATTGTTTCCGATAATCAACTGAAGATGGTGTTTGACAATGAGTCTTCCGTTGAGTCCCTGCCTAGCGGCAATGACCCCGCTCGTGGTGAAGCGGTATATCGAGTAGTGATTGACGAAATGGCATTTTTGCCGAATCCAGACGAAGCGTGGGCCTCCATTGAACCGATTGCTGACGTTGGTGGTCGCGTTATTTGTTTGTCCACCGCCAATGGTGAAGGAAACATTTTTCATGATTTGTGGGTTGGTTCACAGACACAGACGAATCGGTTTGTGGGCATATTTTTCCCTTGGTCTGCTGGTGAACGCGATGATGCATGGTATGAGGCAAAGAAGCGCGACTTACCGGACTGGCAGATGGCACAGGAGTATCCGTCTGACCCCGATGAGGCTTTCATTAGGTCTGGTCGTCCGGTGTTTGATTTGGAGGCGTTGAGGGAGTTTGAGTTGGTTGAGCCGTATCGCGGATATTTGTATAAGTTGCCGGGTCGGGGGTTGTATGAGTTCCGTGAAGATGGTGGCGAGTTTTCCGTGTGGGAGTTCCCGGAGTTGGGGGAGGTGTATGTTGTTGGTGCTGACGTCGCTGAGGGTTTGGGATATGGAGACTACTCTTCTGCGCACGTATTGAATGCTTCTACTGGGGCAATGGTGGCGCATTGGCACGGACACATTGATGCTGACTTGTTTGGTGAGGAAACCCTGTATGCGATTGGGCATTGGTACAACAAGGCTTTGGTTGGTGTGGAGTCCAATAACCACGGCTTGACCACATTGAAGGGTTTGCAGAGGGTGGGCTACAAGAATTTGTTTAGGCAACGCCGTTTGGGTCAAAGGAATCCAACCGTTTCTGAGACGTTGGGCTGGAGAACCACGAGTGTTTCCAAGCCCTTGGCTGTGGACGAATTAAATGCGGGTTTGCGCGACAGCGTGTTGGGTTTGTGGTGCAAATCAACGATTGCCGAATTGCGCACGTTTGTGCGCGAGGAGAACGGCAAAATGCATGGTTCTCCCCATGACGACAGGGTTATGTCTCTTGCTATTGCAAATCAGATGTTGAAGTACGTCTGGTTGCCGGAATACCGTGGTTCTGATACCCCGAAAGAAAACACGTTTGCTTGGTGGGAAAAGTATATTATTCGCGAAAAACAGCCCGAAAGAGTTCCGATTGGTGCTTTTAATGCAAGAAGTAGCAACAGGTCCTAAGGGTGATGCAACATTTTTATTGCGAGTTGTGCAAAAAGCAATTTGAAGCCGAAGAACTCCCCAGACGTGGGGAGGTCTGTTTTGGCTGCCACGTGAAAAGCATTCGGCTTGGATTTACCTACGGCAAGGAAGATTTTCATGGTCCAACCATTCGGGAGCGGCAACAAAAAACTGTTGATGATGCAAAAATGAACGGGTATAACGCTGAACCCGTTGGGAGTCGTTGGGTGTGACATGGAAGCAATTTTGGTTCCGATTGCGGTCGCAATTATTTCGGGGCCAATAGTGGTTATTCTGCAAAAGTTGCGCAAGGAAAACTCCGAGCAGCACGCAGAGGGCCGAGTTTTGCTTCGCAATGTTTCACACAAGGTTGACAAAATTGGTACGAAATTGGATGAACATATTGGTTGGCATAAAGGGAAAGAGGAATAATGGCACGCACATCTAACTACGATTTGTTGAAGCGGTACCGCAACAAGTTGGAACATTCGCGTCGTTGGCGCAAGGAAGAAAAATACGACGATTTGTGGCAACGAATGATTGACCTATATAGAGGAAAGCATCACCGCACCGACATCAAAGAAGACCAGTTGCTTGTCAATATGGCGTTTTCCACCATCAACATTGTTGCTCCTGCTGTTGCGGTGAATCATCCGAAAATTACGGTCAATGCTCGACGTCCAGAGGACGGAGATAAGGCTGTTGTTACGGAAGCAATTGTGAACTATTGGTGGCGTCACTATGACTGTCAAAAAGAGTTTCGCCGTTCGGTGAAAGATGCCTTGATTTGTGGTCACGGATGGGTTAAAACTGGTTATCGTTATGTTGAAGAAGAAAAAGTTGCTGAAGGTAACTTTGATTCGTTTGATGAGTTGACGGAAAATCGCGAAGAAAATGTTGCCGAATCCAACCTGATTGTCAAAGAAGACCGCCCGTTCGTTGAGCGCGTTTCGCCTTTTGATGTGTTTGTTGACCCGGATGCAACCAGCATGGAAGATGCTCGTTGGATTGCCCAGAGAATTCGTCGCCCATTGGAAGACGTAAAGAAAGACAAGCGATACAATTCGACCGCGCGCGGGGAGGCTTCCCCGTCGCATTACACCAAGTGGGGTCAGGACAGTTTTCGTCCTCGGCGTTCACAGGACCCGTCAGATGCCTATGTCGAGGTATGGGAGTGGTACGACATTGACCGCAATACGGTGTCGGTGTTTTGTGATGGTTCAGACAAGTTCCTTGTTTCACCAAAAGAGATTCCGTTTGCTTTTGGTCAACCGTTCGTGATGATTCGCAACTATGACGTCCCAGAGACGTTTTATCCGATGGGTGAACTGGAAGCAATTGAACCACTACAGCACGAGTTGAACCAGACGCGCACACAGATGATGAATCATCGCAAACGTTTTTCGCGAAAGTGGCTGTACAAGGAGTCCGCGTTTGATACCGATGGTCGCCAAGCGTTGGAGTCCGATGAGGACAACGTGATGGTTCCCGTTATTACGGACGACAACCTCGGCAATGTGCTGTCGCCCATGCCTGCGGTCATCAATCCACCAGAGTTGTACAATCAGTCAGATTTGATTTCTTCGGACATGAACCGGGTATCTGGTGTGTCTGAATACCAGCAGGGTTCCATGCCAGAAATTCGCCGCACAGCCACGGAAGCGGCAATTGTGCAGGACGCCTCAAATGCTAGGGCTTCCGATAAGTTGGCAATCATCGAGCGCGCCATCGGCGAATGTGCTCGCCGTTTGGTGATGCTGGCACAACAGTTCATGACGGGCGAACAGTCCGTTCGCATCGTCGGCTCGGAAGCCCAACCACTGTGGTTGACATTTGACCGCGACTACATCCAAGGTGAATTTGACTATGAGGTGGAGGGTGGGTCCACGGCTCCGATGAATGAGTCTTTCCGCCGCCAACGCGCCTTGCAGATTGTGGACGCCATGGCTCCGTTTGCTGGGGCTGGCATTTTGGATATGGGCAAAATGGCCACCTACGTGCTTCAGTATGGTTTTGGTATCAAACAGGCTCAGGGGTTCATTATGCCGATGGGCGGTGTGCCGCCCGAGGCTGGTGGGCAACCGCCTCAGGGGATGATGCCGCCAGAAGGAATGACTCCCGGCATGGGGGCCGCTGAGGCTGAACCCACTGGTGGTATGGCGATGCCTTCCAATATTCCGCCTGAAATTCTTGCTCAATTGTTGGCTCAGGGTGCCCCTTTGCCAAACACGCAGTTGCCAAACGAACAAATTATGTAGCGTTAGGTACTAGGGGTAGAGCAACCGCCGAAGGAGGACTCTAATGAGTAATTTTGATAACACCGTTGAAAGCGCGACTGAGACACCCGTTGATGGGCAAGTTGATGCGATAGCCGAAACTGGTGAAGCCCTAGAGGCTGAACCTAAAGAGTATTTTGCTTGGGACGAATATGCTGACAAGCCGGTCAGACTAACTGTTGATGGCGAAGAAATTGAGGTTCCGCTTGCTGAGGCGCTTAACGGGTATCAGCGTCAAGCCGATTATACGCGCAAGACGCAGGAACTCGCTGAGCAACGAAGACAGGTGCAGTTTGCGTCTGCTCTGCAAGAGGCTTTGCAGAATGACCCAGCCAGCACTGTGGAATTGCTTTCACAGCATTATGGGGTGAACAAGCAACCAACATCCGAAGAGGATGAGTTTCTTGACCCGGTGGAGAAGCAGTACCGCCAACTTGAAACTCGGATTCAAGCATTTGAACAGGAGAAGGCAATGCGAGAGTTGGAGAATCAGATTGAGTCTTTGTCACGAAGATACGGGGAACTTTTTGATGCCAATGAAGTCGTAGCGAAAGCGTTGGCAACGGGAAGCACGAATCTTGAGGCAACCTATAAACAGATTGCGTTTGACCGTTTGTTTGAACAGTCCCGCTCAAAGGAAGCAGTTACAAAAATGAAATCCGATGAGACGAAGAAGATTGTTGAAGCAAAACGCGAAGCCGCCGTTGTTTCCAAGGGTGCTTCTGCGAAGAGTGCCGATGTGTCTTCTAAACCCATTCGTAGCGTTCGCGATGCTTTCGAATCTGCCAAACGGCAGTTAGAGGGCTAGCACAATTTCAACTAAGGAGCAATAAGACATGACAGCAAACGTCAATTTTGATGCGCTGCTTTCAACAACCCTTGCGAACTATCGTTCACAACTGACGGATAACGTGTTCACCGCACGTCCGCTGACCTACTTCCTCATGGATAAGGGTCGCATCCGCATGCTGAACGGTGGCACCAAGATTGTTGAGCCACTCATCTACGGACAGAACTCAACGGTTGGTTCGTACTCGGGTTACGACAGCATTTCGCTGACCGCCCAAGCCGGAATTTCGGCAGCGGAGTACGAATGGAAGCAGTACGCTGCCTCCATCGCAATCAGCGGTATTGAGGAAGCCAAGAACAACGGCGAACAGGAAATCATTAACCTGTTGGAAGCCAAAATCATGCAGGCCGAAGAGTCGATGCGGGAATCGTTCAACACGATGTTCTTCGCTGACGGAACGGGCAACAGCGGTAAGGACTGGAACGGTCTTGGGAATATCGTTGAGGCTTCGGGAACCGTTGGTGGCATCAACCGTGCGACTGCTGGTAACGAGTTCTGGCGTTCGTACGAAGAGAACACCGCTGGTGCGCTGACCCTTGCCCAAATGGCAACGGCGTACAACACGGTGTCTGTCGGAAACGACCACCCGGACATGATTCTCACGACTCAAACTCTGTTTGAGAAGTATGAGGCTCTGTTGCAGCCGCAACTGCGTTACACGGACACCAAGACGGCGGATGCTGGATTCCAGAACCTGCTGTTCAAGGCTGCTCCGGTTGTTTTCGACGTGCATTGCACCGCTGGTGTTGTGTACTTCCTGAACAGCAAGTACCTGACTCTCGTGGGTCATAGTGGCAAGTGGTTCGCTCAGACGGAATTTGTCCGCCCAGAGAACCTTGATGCTCGCTATGCGCTCATCATGTGCTACGGCAACCTCACTTGCCGTAACGCCAAGAAGCAGGGCAAACTTACGGCGAAGACCGCCTAAGCGATAGGGATGTTGTGTTGCGGGGGGAAACCCCCGCACACAATGCAATAAGAGAGGAATAGAAATGCCACAGTATTACGCAATACTCGACAACGGACAAAAGGCTCCAAAGGGGAAAACAATGGCACGAAGAAATCAGAACCAGAATCGTCAAGGCGGCAAGAAAGTCAATTACCGCATGCGTGAAGGTTCAAACTACTACGGCGAAGTTAGTGGTGTGAAGAAGAAGAGCACTGCTCGCACAAGCGGAGTTGTCGCTGACCGTGCGAAGGCCCCTGCTCGCACCTCTGGCATTGCGGCTGATAGGCGCGGCAAGGTAACTGCAGCACCAAAGAAGAAGAAGAATCCGTACGTTGACGACTACGCACGCAAGGTGCGTGGGGCGCCAAGCAAGAATTACAAAAAGGGCTTGTACCGCTAATTTGTTGGTTCCACCTCATCGCCACCTCCCTTCCGTTGGGGTGGAACTACAAAGTTTTTAAGGAGTTGTTATGGCAAAGAAGAGAAGCGTTTCAACAAGTCGTGCAGACCGTGAGGATGACCGCCGTCGCCGCAATGCGCCACGCCGTGCTTTTTCGTCTTTTGACAGAAACGAAATGGAACGACATAACAATATGTATGCTGGTTTTTATCCAGTTGGCTTTACAGAAAAGTTTGTAGATAAAAGTTTAGGCACTCTTGCTCGTGGAACTGGTCGGGTGCTCAATAGAAATTTTGCACGAGAGCAAAATGCAAAAAAAAAGTTCAACAAAAACGAAGCACGTGTTTCTAAGGTTGGGCGAGATTCTTCTCCATTGTGGGCTGTAAATCCAAGGAGAAAAGCGCCAGATTTGTCAAAGGTTGCTGCCGGAAAACCGACACAACCGCAAAAGCGTTTGACGGTTGCTAGAGCAGAAAAGAACCGTCAAACATCTGCTGCCCGTTCTGCTGGTCGCAAGAAGGCTTCTGCCACAAAACGCCGAGAACGATAAGTAATAAAAGGGGCTAAGGATGATGAAAGGTTCTCAGCCAGCCCACACGCTGTACGGTGTGCCAGCCAACCAATACCGTGGCGCAGCACAAGCGGTCAGCGGTTCAAAAGTACAAGCCGGTGGCGTTGACTATACGGGGCGCAACCGTTGTTTGGCAGAAAATGACACATGTGAAGGTCCTCGTGCGAAAGGAACACAGTACTGCATCGGTCATTTGCGCAAAATGGCCAAAAGCGGTGATGTTGAATGAACCTTGCTGATGTTCGCACAATGGTGCGAGACATTTCGGACCTTGACACGGTAGACCTCCCCAACAGTCTGTTGGACACGTTCGTCAAAGAGGCGTTTCAGCGCATTGTCGCCTTGGAACGACGCTGGCCGTTTTATCAAGAGACGTACACAATGAACACGGTTATCAACCAACGTCCGTATTCAATATCCACGATTGGCGACATTCGGGAAATTATTTCAATTGTGGAAACAACCGATTCGGGTAATCGGTTTACGGAAATTGCTTATGATGATGCGGAAGACATTTGGTTGGGGAACACCGACGTTGCCGGTCGACCATATTTTTGGGCTGTATGGGATGGGCAGATTCACCTATACCCAAAACCTGATGTGGTTTATCCGTTGACGGTTCGCGCCTACCGAAATCCTTCGTATGCATGGTTGGCAAACACGGCTACGGAAATTGATATTGACAACTGGTTTCATATTTTGTTGGCGTATTACGCGCTTGCGCGCGTATATCAGCGCCAAGAGGACAATGAGATGGCGATGATGTATCAGCGTTCATTTGAAGAGGGTGTGGCAATGGCTCGCCGCGATTTGATGAAGGCTCGTTCACATCGTCCGTTGTTGTTGTCTGGTGGAAGAAAGTATCCGACGATGCGTCGCTGGTTGCAGACGCTTGGGGCGACTCTTGGCTCATGAGCAAATTGTTGACGCAGCGTTACGATGATTTTACTGGTGGCTTGAATCTTCGCGCTGACCAGTTTCAGTTGGCAAAGAATGAATCGCCAGACATGTTGAATGTGGAGATTGACCCGCGTGGCGGGGTGTTTAGTCGTGGTGGAATGCACCGCCTAAATACGACCGCTGTGTCCGGAACATGGAATCCACAGCGTCTGTATCCGTTCTATGGCTCCTCTTCCCGTTTGATGTTGGCAAATAATGCTCATGTTTTTTATTCATCGGGAACAAATTTTACTCGTTTGGAATATTCTGCAGGAAATCCCGTTGAATCATCTTCTGCGCACGGAGCGTGCATGTACGCGTGGGGGGACACTCTACATATTGTTACTGGTGCTTATTCGGGCAAGGTTGCGTACAAATGGCGCACCAGCGACACGTATGCCACGGCGCTGAACGCTAATGGTCCGACTTGGCAACCATACAACAATCCCGTTGGCACATACATGCCAAGAGCGGAGCACGTTATTACGCACACAAACAAAGTGTTTGTTGCGGACACATATGAAGATGGCGTTCGCTACCAGAATCGTTTGCGTTGGTCGCATGAGGGTTTGCCAAACGATTTTATGGCTGATGATTACTTGGATTTTAACGGTGGCGGTTTGGGGATTCGTGCGTTGGGCATTGTTGCTGGACAGTTGGTGATTTTTAAACCCAATGGCATTTATCTGCTCGTTGGCAATTCAACGGATAATTTTCAGGTTGTTGAGTTGTCAACCAATCTTGGTTGCGCAAATCACCATAGTTTTGCCCAGTCAGAAAATGGCGTGTATTTCTATTCCAATCCTGAGGGATTGTTTTTTTATGACGGAACAAAACTTCAAGACATTTTCCAACCCCTGCGCCCATTGATTGATGAGGGGGATTTGAGTTCCGCCTCTACGGAACCATATTCTGTTTCTTGGATTGGTCGCCGTTGCTGGTTGGCGTTGCCTTACGACCCGAACGGTATTGCCACCCAACCGACACGTAACTATGTTTTCGACCCATCGATTGGCAATTCGGGTGCGTACACGCAGTTTGCCACAAGTGATGGGTATGGGGTTATCGGTGGTTCGGATTGGACCGACGACAACAACGCAAACTACCGTATTGCGTTGCATCCAACACAACCGTACGCGTTGAAGGTTGACCTGTTTTCCCAAGAACAGGACAATATTACGGGCACAGCCGCATCGTTTTCTTCGTACTATCGCACGGGGTGGGTGGACGGTAATCAATATGCGCAAAAGAAAATGTTTCGCCGTCCAGACATTGTATTCAAGCAGGTGGATACACAAAGGAATGTGAACGTAAAAGTGTTCCAAAACTATGAGGAGGCTTCCGGAACTGAACGTAAGCAGTTTGATGTGACGCTTTCTGGTCAGGGTTCTGGTGCTTATTGGGGTGTTGATTTGTGGGGAACTGGTTTGTGGGGTGTTTCGTCAGAGGGTGTAGACGTGCGTTCTGGGCGCAATCTTGGTCTTGCGCGTAGCGTTCAATTGTTGTTCACGGGTCCCAACAACGGAGGATGGGGAATTGACTCTATTACTTACAAATACAACAACCGAAAGGTGAGTGGCTGATGCCCGTTTCTATTCCGTATTCTTTTACCGCTGGAACTGTAATTCAGCCAGCAGAGATGAACAGCAATTTTACTGCTGTAAAGAACTTTGCTGACGGTTTGGCAAGTGGAACGAACATTGAGGATGGCGCCATAACCACCGACAAGATTGCCACCGCTTCAATTACTTCTGCAAAGTTGGCTGCCGGTGTTGGTGCTTCTGGTGATTCTGACCAAGTTGTTTTGGGTGGGCAGGTGTTTTCGTGATTCCTGTTTGGACTTCTCCGATTATCAACACATTTACGACTGATGACGCTGCGCGTCTTCAGCAGGTATTTATGTCGTTGTCCAAGGAGTTGTCGGACATGCGTAAGGAGATTCAAGACCTGAAACGTCTTGTGTCTTCCATGGATAGGAATGGTTATGGCTTACGACCCTAGTATGTATGAGGCGCGGCGTCGCGGTTATACGGAGAATTACGCGGCGACTGCGGCGGCAAATCAGTATTCTCGTACGCTTGCCCAACAACGTGGTTCTCGAGCACGTCAGCAGGCGTTGAGGCAGTATGAGCAGGCTCAACCGCAGTTGGTTCGTGCGTATTCTCAACGCAATTTGGTTTCACCAAATGTGCGTTCAGGTATTTTTAGTCGTGCGATGCAGGAGTTCGCTGGTGAGCGTGCACGTGGGTTGTCCGATTTTGATATGGGTCAGGCTGAGCAGATGAGGGGGTTTGATTTGGAGGATGCTCGTCTGTTGCAACAGTACCGTCAGATGTTGGGAGATTTGGAGGCCGATAAGGCTAGAGAGATTGCAGATGCTGCTCGTCAGTTGTTTGCATTTAGAGCAGGAGCAATGTAATGGCTGTTTATCGTTATAATCCAAATGACCCAGAGGGTTCTCGTATTTCTGCTGGTTTGCGTGCTGCTGGCATGGGACCGGGAAAAACGACTCGTCAAGTTACTCAGCAGGTTCCAGAAGAACAAACTGCTGAAGATATAACCAACAACATTTTGAGGAAAATTAACATCCCAGACATTTCTTCTTTGTTTGGTGGTTTGGGTGCCGCTTCCACCGGTGTGTCTTCTGCTGATTCTTTGGCTCGTCAAAAGTATGCTGATGAGCAGGCGTTGCAGCGCCGCCAGTTGGCGGCTTATCAGAACATGTTGGCTGGTGGCGGTTATCGTGCTGGTGCTGACCGTATGTTGGGCATGATTAATCAACAGGCTGGTGTTTCTGAGAGCAACGTCAATAAGGCTTATCAGGATGCTTTGGCAAATATTGCTGCTGGTTATGGTCAAGCCCAAGATGTCACTGGTCGGGGTTATTCTGCTTTGGAACAGTTTTTGAGGCAGAATCCGAACAATCCGTATGCGGATGTTCAGGTTTCTGCTGGTCAAGCGCCTGATGCGATGGAGCAGATTTTGTCTGCGTATGGTGTGTCGGCTGACCCTGTTCGTGCACAGGTTGCCGCCGAGCAGGCTGCTGCTCAGCAGGGTGCTGCTGGGTTTCAGAATCTTTTGAATACGTTGGGTGCTTCGGCTCAGCAGTCGGATGCGTCTCGTTTGGCTGAGATGCAGATGGCGCAGATGTTGGCTGGCGAACAGTTGTCTGGTCAGCGTGCTGGTTTTCAGTCGCAGGCTTCTCGTGCGCAGGCTGATGCGTTGGCTCAGATTCAGGCTCAGTTGGCTCAGGCTCGTTTGGGGCAGGAGGCTGGGGTCGAGCAGCGTCGTCAAGGTATTGAGGATTTGATTGCTAATGCTGGTGGCAAGATACCTGAAACTGGTGATGCCACTGGTGGTGGAACTGAGGAGGCTGCAAAGTCTCGCGCGATTGAGCAGTTGGCTGCGAAGGCTGGAACGGTCAAAGATAAGAAGTTGGCTGCCCGTATTGAAGCGTTTGTGGAAGCAAATCCAAATGCTGGTATTGCCAAGATTCGCAAGGAATTTCCTGCTCTAGCCAAGAACTTGAAGTAATAAAAAGGCTATAAGTAGAGATGGCACCGAGAAACGCTCCCACTCCCGGTGGGGATATCAACCCATACGATTTCTTGTCGTTGATTGCTGGTTTGGCTGCCGGGCAGTCCAAGCCGACACAGGCTGGTATTAACCGTTTGTTCATGCCTGAGGTTGGGGCTTTGACTGGCACCTATTTTGGCGATTTCGGTCAAACTTCTGACCAGCAGGAGGCTGCGACGATGTTGCAGTTGGCTCCCGATGTGTTGCGTGCTTCGGAGTTGTTGCAGGCCGACCCGACTGATATTCGTGGGATTATTGCTTCCAAGATTGTGTACGAAAAGATGCCTGTGTGGGAGGTGAAGAATCTTATTCGCAAGTATTTGTTGGATGCCCAGAGCGCTGGTGAGGATGTTGATATCAATGCCACCACTACCGAGTTGATGCAGTTTGCTGACAAGATTCAGAATCAGTCTGATGCGCTTGAAGCGAATCGGGCTGCTGGTTTGGCTAAACCCAAGACTGATGTGTTTTCGCAGGCTGGTTTGCCTTCTCCCGATGAAATGTTTTCTCCCGAGGCGTTGGCTCCAGATTATTTTAAGATGTATGCGCAGGAAACTGCGAAACGCAATGAGGCGTTTCGTAAGATTCAGCCAACGAATCCGACTGCTCGAAAACAGGCTGCAAAATATTTAGACGAACAGCGAGAGATTAAAGAAAAGTTGGGGAAACCCATGGGTGGCACCGAATCGGTCGGTGCCATTTTTCGTGGTCTTGGTGCATCATTTTCTGGAAAAGATATAGGCGAAGAAATGGGTAGACGTCCGGGAATGGAACAGGATGTTGAAAGTATTCGTTTTGGAAATATTGCGCAACGCATTGTTGATGCTGGTCCAGACAATAAGGAGTTGAGCAAGCAACGTGCTGATTTGGTGCGTGAGCAGAATATTGCTGACAAGGTTCGTGAAATGGTCGCTGCTGGGTTGAGCGAGAAAGCCCGACAGGCTGGTTATACGCCCCTAATGGTGGCGTTGTTGAAGCGTGCACAATTTGGTCAGACTGGTGGCTGACGGTGGCCGCACCTTCTAACGCAAAGAATTTTGATGAGTTGTTGAGCCGTTTGGCGAAAGCCAAACCGCTTTCCGCTGCGCCTGTTGGTCGTTTGTCTGGTTTGGGTGCCGCTGGCACAGGTCAGGATGAGCAGTCTTCTAGTGGTTCTGGTTTTATTTCTCAGAGTGAAACTACGCAGTTGGGTTTGCGTGATGCGGTATTGAGTTCGTTCCGCAATTCTTCTGCTTTGGATTACAATCAGATTCGTGCTGTTGCTGGTGGTCAGTCTGCTGTAACGTCTGGTCCTCGTGGAATTATTGCGTCCGCGTTGAATAGCGCACCCGGTCAAGCGTTGTTGAATGGTTTGAACACGATTGGTTATCCGTTGCGTATGGTGACGAGCGGTTTGAATGAAGCCAAAGATGCTTTGGATACCGACCCGAATACTCGTGCTGGTTGGAGTGATTATTGGCGTCAGGTGAAGGACCCGACTTACGGTTTTGGTCGTGTGGTGCCGATGAAGGGTTGGGGTGGACGTGCGGTTGGTTTGGCTGGCGACTTGGTTCTCGACCCACTCAACTGGTTGACGTTGGGTTCTGCTGGTGTGTTGCGTGCTGCTGGTACTGGTACGGTTCGTGCTGCTGGTTCTGTTGCTGCTCGTGAAGGTTTGGAGGCTGCGGCTCGTGCTGCTGGTTCTGTTGCTGCTCGTGAAGGTTTGGAGGCTGCGGCTCGTGAGGGTGCCGAAGGTATTGCTCGTGGCACGTTGAGTCAACGTTTGGGTGGCATCAAGACGTTGGCTGGTTCTGATGGTCGTTTCCAGTTGGCTGAAGAGGCACGACGTTTGGGTGCGTCCACAGAGATTGTTAAGCGTATTGCCGCTGAGGGTAAGAGTGCGTTGCCTGCAGATTTGGCTGATGTGATGGGGTTGGGTAAGGCTGGTATTTACATTGCTGGAACCAAGGTGCGTTTGCCGGGAACTGGTTTGTTGGCGACTGCCATGGAACGTGGTTTGGTTCAGATGCGTTTGGGAGTGTTGCGTCATTTTCCCGGGAAGCAGTTGCAGAGTTTGATGACTCGTCGTGGTGTTGGTGCGGACACGAAACGGTTTCGCATGTTGTTGGCGAAGGGTGAGTTGCCAAAGGATGAGATTGAGTTGGCGACCGCAGTTTTGACTGCGGACGCTCGTAGTCGTTCTGCTGCAACAATTGCGAAAGAGGCTGCTGCTCGTCGTGCTGTCGATTATGCGTCCAATGGTGATGTGCAGGCCGCACGTTCAACTGTGTATAAGGTGATTGAGAATCCGAACACGTATGTTGCTTCCGATACTGAACGAAAGGCCGCCGACAAGGTATTGGAGTATTTTGCTAGGCAGTTGGGTGACATAAACCGAAGGTTTAAGGATGTTGATGAGGGATACATTCCAAATGCGTTGAACAATTATGTTCCCCACGTGTTAAGTGATGAGGCTCGCATAGCGATGGATAAGTCTTATGCGAATCCGAAAATGGAACAGTTGATGACGTATCTGAAGATGAATCCTTTGGATGCGCAGGGTTCGTTGAAACATCGCCACATTACGGCTGACATGGAGTTCATGGGTGTGTCTGGTGACATACACAAAGGGACGATTGACGGCATTAATGCTGTGACTCGTGAACAACTTGGTTTTGATTTGTTTGAAACCGACATCGTGAAGATTATGAACAAGTACACGGAGACTGTGGGTGGGGCTGCCGGTACTGCTGAGATGATGCGAGTGTTGAAGGACAGGCGTTTCTTGTCGTATAAGGCAAGGCAGGGGGTCATTGACCCAGAGTGGGTTGACGCTTCGCAGAAGGCAATTAAGGATTTGACGAAGGCTTTGGACGATAGCGCTAATGCTGTTGTGGATGTTGTTGATAACACGATTTCGCAGATGGATGATGCGTTTGATAAAGGCTATTTGGGTCGAATGGTCTATTCGGCACAAAGTCAAGCGGATATTGCGTTGCGTGATTTGCGGGAGCAGGCTGGTATTCCGACTGGCATGTTGGGTGCCGAGGGTCCCCTGCGTACGGATGTTGGTGCGTTGATGGAGATTGACAAACTTCGTTTGGCTGTGGACGAGGCTCGCCAGCAGGTTAATTTGCGTGCCGCAGATTTTGGTTCCTTGTTTTACAAGGATGGCGAAGGTGAGTTGAATGTTGTGCATCAGATTATGACGTTGGAGAACCAACGTCTTAATCAGGCGTTTGATGCCGCTGAGGCAAAGTTGTTTGCTTTGCGTTCTCGAGTTGAGTCGTATGGTCGTGGCGTGGACGCTCAGGGTCGTCCGATTGCTGGTCCGACTCGTTTTGAGTTGGATGTTACGATTCCTCGTCGTGAGGCTGCGCTTGCGTTGCAAGCAGCAAAGAATGCTGCAGTGGAGTATTCGGCAACTGTTCGTGACTACCAGTTTTGGGCTGATGATTTTGGTTCGTGGATGCAGGAATCTTTACAGCGTGTCGGCAAAGAGGTTGAGGATGTTACGTATGACCCCGCAACTGGCAATATTTTGGAGAAAGCCAAGGTTAAGACTCGTACAAGCAGTTTGATGCCGGAGGGTGTAAGCAAAAAATCTGAAGAGATTTTGAAGCGTGTTATTGATACTGAGGCACGTAAGAATGTTCCTCGTGAGTTGGGTTTGGGTGACAACTGGTTGAGTAGTACGTTTGGCGAAAACTCGTTGCCGAGTGTCGCCAAAGCGTTGATTGCAGATGTTGCACCACAATTGTTGGGCAACCCCAAGCGCATACAAGCCATTTCTTCCTCTACTGTGTCCGCTGCTGTTATCCGTGGAATGTCTGCTTCGGACAATGCGGAGGTTTTGGGTGATTCGTTTGGTTGGATGACGATTCGTTTGTTGAAGGAAGCAGAGCGTCGTGGCGGCGTCGAGGCTCGTGAGTCCTTGGCTAGGCAGTTGAATGATGGTGTTGGCCCCATGGGTCAAAGTTGGCAGCGTGCCAAACAGCAGATTGACATTCTTGATGGTGTGCAAGAGGTTATTGGTTTGTCTGCTCGCCGCAAGGGTGATGTTGTGAGCAGGTTGTTTGGGAAAGAGGCGGTTGATGCCGCCGACACTTTGGCTTCTTTGAACAAGGCCAACACAGAGTTGAATAACCAAATTATGCAGTTGAGTGAGTCAACTGCGGGTAATGCTGGTGTGCTTGCGAATGGGATGATAAATGATGCTGATGATTTTTTCAGCCGTACTTTCACAACGGGAGCATCTTTGACGGAGGAGTCAATTGATTCGTATATTGCTGCTATTGACAATGTAATAAATTATGTTGTTGACCAAGGTATTGCGAGCAGTAATGATGTGTTTTCAATACAGGCTTTTGTTCAGATTCAGTTGAAAGAATTTTGGTTAAAAGGCCAGTTGAAGCGTCCGCAATTGATTAACTTTCACAATGAAGTGAAAGCACAGTTGGACGATTTCATTACTGCATTTTCAAAGTCTGAAGGTGGTAAAACGAATCAGGATGCTTTGCGTCAGATGGCGGGTTTGCAGGAGCAGATTCGTAAGAACAATGCAAAGATTGATGCAATTACTTCAGGCAAGAACGGTTCTAATGATTTCTTGAAGTACACGATTTCTGCGTTGTCTGGTGATTTGCGTACACAAGTTGCTGCTGTGTCTGAGACGTTGCAGGAGTATTTCATTTTCAATGAGGCGTATTACTGGTTTTCTGCGTTCCAGAACATTGCTCCGAAGGGTGTTGTGATTCCTGAGTCGGTGTGGTCTGTGCTTGTTGCTACTACGGCTCGTGAGCAGTTCGATTTGACGAAGGTTGCGTTGGATGAGAATTTTGGTGCACGTGAAATTTTGGAGGGTATGCGTGAACGTATTTTGGGTCGTTTGCCGAAGCCTGAGCATGCGAATGCTTTGGCTACGGAGTTTGCTTCGTTGAGCAAAGAGCAGCGTGGTTTGATTACCCGCGTGTTTGGCACTTTGGTGAGTGGTCAGGATTACAAGAGTTTGAGCGAGATTGACCGTATTGTTGCTCAAGATTCTCGTTTCAATCAGGTGAAGAACGAGGTTGCCAATTTGTGGAAGGAGCAACGTTCGTTTACGCCGAAGATTAAGGCTTCGGCCATAACGCAGTTGGGTGCCGGCAAGAAGGCTGCTGCTGCAACTTCTGGTCAGGTGAATGTTTCCGAAATGTTGAATCGCATTTACAATGCGAAAAGCATTTCGGCTTTGGATAAGGTTATGCGTTCTTTGGTTGAGTCTGGTTCTTTGGCTACGCAGGAGTACAGCGGTTTTAAGGTTGTGTTGGATGCGGTTCAGCAGGATGCTGTTGTTCGTCGTGCACAGGTTGTGGAGAGTTTGAAGGAGGCTGGTGTTGCCGCTAAGGGTAAGCGCCAGTTGAAGGCTGAAGTTCGTGGTGACGAGTTTGGTTTGGGCGGTTTGTTTACTGCTGCTACGAAGTCTCGTAATCGTGGCACCGGTCCTGCGGTGAGTGAGTGGTTTGCTCGTGCGCTTGGTGGTAATGGTCGTGTGTATACGGGTGTTGGTGGTAAGTATCGTACGACTGGTACGTTTGCCTTGAA